CCGAGCCTCGCGTGCGCGCGCGCGGGGGGTCTTCTGACTAGATGGGATTTTCGGCACACGCTGGGCTTTCGCGAAACGCTCTGACCAGGGACGATGTCGCGTCGTCCCTGGTCACACCGAAAATCCCAAGCCGGATGGGATTTTCGGCGCACGCTGGGGCTCCGAAAATCCCACGGCCTCGGCACTTTCGTAACGTGCCCTCTGACCAGGGGAACTACAACGGCTGACAACCGAAAAAACCGTCGGGCACGAAGGCTTCACGCGCGCGCGCACGCGAGGCGCCTGTGCACAAGGCTCGCTGGTTGCACATCGTGCGATCGTGTAACCTCCCCGCCTGATGAGCGATCGCCGCCCCCGCGGGGCGTCGAAGCGCACGACCGTCCGCTACAACGCCGTCGTCGCCTCGGCCACCGTGATGACCTCCCGGCCCCCCGGCCTACGACGGACGACCAAGAGCGAAGCGTGGCAGGAAGACGCCTGGCGGTTCTACGACGAGAACGGCGAGCTTCGCTTCGCCGTCGGATGGATCGCCAACGGGCTCAGCCAAGTCAACCACGTCGCCGCACGACGGCCCGCGCTGCTCGGTGACGACCCGGCGCCGCTCGCCATTGCCGAGAGCCCACTGCCGATCGACACCGACGCCATCAGCCTCGTCGCCGCCATCGCTGGTGGACCCGACGGCCAAGCGCAGATGCTCGCCCAGCTCGCCCGGCTGCTCACCGTCCCCGGCATCGGCTGGGTGCTGATCGAAGGCGGCAGCGCGCAGAACCCCGACGACTGGGACTGGCGGGTCGTCAGCAACGACGAACTGCGCGCCGAGCGCGGCGAGTACGAGGTCGAAGACGAGGCGACCGACGAGTACCCCGACGGGTGGCGACCGCTCGACCCCGACCACGTGCTGATCAAGGTCTGGCGCTCCCACCCACGGCGCTCGAACAAGCCCGACAGCTCGTGCCGCGGCGCCCTGCGCCCGCTGCGTCAGCTCGCCATGCTCGACGACCACATCGACGCCACGTGCCAGTCGCGCCTCGCTGGCGCGGGCCTGCTCGTCGTGCCCAACGAAATCGAGTTCGCCCCCGTCGCTCGCACCGTCGACCTGGCCGCCGACCCCGACGCGCAACCCGATGGCGCCGTCGTCGATGACTTCGTCGAAGTGCTCATCGACACGATGACGACGCCGATCGCTGACCGGGCGTCGGCGGCGGCCGTGGTCCCGCTCACGATCAAGCTGCCCGGCGAGTACGTCGACAAGGTCAAGCACATCACGTTCTGGTCCGAGTTCTCAGACGTCGTGCTCGGGCTCGGGGAGCGGGCCATCAAGCGCCTCGCCCTCGCCCTCGATATGCCGCCCGAAGTCGTGACCGGTGTGTCGGGGATGAACCACTGGGGCGCCTGGCGGGTGCAAGAGGAAGCGATCACCCTCCACATCGAGCCGTTGGCCGAAGTGATCTGCCACGCCATCACCAAGGGGTACCTGCGGCCCGGCCTGCTCGCCCTCGGTCACGCCCAGGCCGACGTCGAGCAAATCCTGATCTTCCACGACGTCACCGACCTGACGGTGCGGCCCGACCTGAGCCAGAACACGATCGCCGCGTGGGACCGGATGGAGGTCGCGTCGTCGGTGCTGCGCCGCGAGATTGGACTGTCCGAGACGGACAAGCCCGACGAGGCCGAGTACCGCGAACGGCTGATCCTGCGCATCATCGACCGCTCGCCGCAGTTGGCCCCGGCGCTGCTGCCTGCCCTCGGCATCCCCGTCGACCTGGCGGCGATCAACCAGCCCTACCCGATCACGCCGACCGAGACGACACCGGGACGTCAGATCGGCGGGCCACCCGACACCGAGTCCGAGCCCGCCCCCACCGCCGCATCCGCCGCAGTAGCGACGGCTGATAGCCGTCTAGCAGTCGACGACCCGTTGGTGGCGGCGTGCGACGGGCTCGTCTACCGCGCCCTCGAACGCGCCGGCCTCCGACTGCGCAACAAGGCCGGTCGCCGCGACGGTGGTCCGTCCGGTGTCGAGTGCGCCGACCTGGCCGAGCTGCACACCCGCATCGACGCCTCCACCTTCTCGAACGTCCACGAACTTCTCGAAGGCGCCTGGACCCGCGTGCCCACCGTCGCCGCTCGCTACGGCGTGCCCACCGAGGAACTGCTCGTCGCCATCGACTCGTACACCCGTGGCCTGCTCGTCAGCGGACAGGCACACGACATCGACCGGCTGCGTGACGCCATCCCGCGAACCGTCGCCGCAGGGAGGTTCTGATGACCCGACGTAAGCGCTCCCGGCAGTGGTCGATGGCATTGACCGCGGCGACCGTTGATCCCCCTTCGGCGGTCGCCGCGGCCCCGACCGACGGCTTCCACGCCCTGCTCGCACCGGAGGGCGTGTGGTCGTCGGATGGGCGCATGTTCGCTGCTGACGCGCTCAGTGTGCGCGAAGGCCCGAACGACCTGCCGCTGATGGGGCTCATCGAGAACACGGCGATGCACGACCGCAGCATCAACGTCGGGCACTTCACGTCGATGAGCCGGCGCGACGATGGCTGGTGGGAGGGCAGCGGCGTGTGGGCCGACTCGCCCGAAGCGCTCGCCATCCGTGAACGGGTCCGGGCCGGGGACGTCACCGGAATCTCGGTCGACGCCGCCGTCACCGAGTTCGAGTACCTGTCGCCCGCCGCCTCCTACGACGAGATGGTGGCGCTGTTCGACGGCACCGACGACGAGGACATCGAGCTGCCCGAACCGGAGCGCACGACAATCGACGGCGTCGAGTACATCGTCAGCAAGCAGGTGCCCGACCTGATGCGCGCCACCGTGGGTGAGCTGATGGGCGCCACCATCGTGCCGTTCCCCGCCTTCCCCGGAGCGACGATCACCGACCTGTCGCCAGAGGCGATTCTCGAGCCCGTCGCGGTGACCGCTGCCGCCGCTCCCGTCGCACCGCCCCGCGGCTGGTTCGAGGCGCCCGACATCAACCTCGGCGCCTACGACGTCGACATCGACGACGATGGTCATATCCACGGCTACCCCGCGGCGACGTGGGACTCGTGCCACCTGTCGTTCCCCGACGAGTGCGTCACCCCGCCACGTAGTCAGACCGACTACGCCTACTTCCGGGTCGGTGCCGTCCGGTGCAGTGACGGCTCCCGTGTCTCGACCGGTCCGCTCACCTTGCGCGGTGGGCACGCCGATCGCACGTGGAGCCTCGCTCGGGCGATGGCCTTCTACGACGACACCGACTCGGCCTTCGCTGACGTCGCCATCGGAGAGAACCAGCACGGCATGTGGATCGCTGGGGCGCTGCGTCCCAACGCCTCGCCCGCCGACGTGCGCACGGCGATGGCGTCGGGCTTCTCCGGTGACTGGCGTTGGACCGGCCGCAGCCACGAGCTGATCGCCCTCTCCGCCGTCAACACGCCCGGCTTCCGCCAGCACGCCAGCCTCTACGAGAACGCCGGGCTCGTCGCCTCGATGATCCTCGACATGCCGCGGACCAACGAGCAGGACACCATCGCCGCGTCGGCCGTACGGCGCATCGCCGCGTCGATCGGCCGCACCCCCGAGCAGCGCATCGCCGCGCTGCGAGCTCGCGTCCACCAGGAGGTCCACTGATGTCGTGTTGCGGTCAGCGGAGCAGCAGCGGGGGAGCGGCGGCGCGCCAGCGCGCCAAGACGCAGTCGACCGGTCAGGTCGCCAGCGCTGACTCGTTCCTCGCCGCCGCCAACCCGCGCTACCTCGTCGTCGCCCGTCAGACGTCGACCGATGGGAAGCGCTTCTCGACGCTGACGGCGGCGCAGGACTACGCCCGCCGTAGCGGCGGCATCATCCGGCAGCTCTGATAGGCGTCTAGCACCGTGGCGCGCCGAGTCATCGGCACCGCGACCATTGAGGTCAAGGCTGACACCAAGGGGTTCAGTGGCGCCCTGAGTGGGATGGGTTCGCAGCTCAGTCGCTCGTTCAGCAAGTTGACAGGCGCCATCGGCGCACTCGGGCTCGGACGTCTCGCCCGTGAGGCCATCTCGTTCGGCGCCGAGTACCGCGTCCAGCTCGACAACGCCCGCGCCGCCGTCGTCGGCCTCACCGACTCGACGGGTGAGGCTGAAGACCTGTTGAAGCGGATGACGACCTTCGCCATCCAAACGCCGTTCGACCTGCCCGGCGTGCAGGACGCCACGACCCGGATGCTCGCCTACGGCGACAGCTTCGGCGTCACCAGCGACAACGTGCTCGACTACGTCAAAGTTCTCGGTAACGCCGCCGCGGCGACCGGCAAGGGCAGCGACGCGATGCTCAACGTCATCACCGTGCTCGGCAAGATCAGCGGCCAAGGCCGGGTCATGACGCGGGACATGAACACCCTCACCGCCAACTTCCCGTCGCTGCACCCGTGGGAGATTCTGAGCGAGGTCACCGGCAAGTCGGTCAAGGAGCTGCGCCGACTGTCGTTGCTGCCCGGAGGTCTGTCCGGCGTCGTCGATGCCACCGAGTTCATCGACGCGCTCGTCACAGGGATGGAGGAACTGCCAGGGGCCAGCGCCAACTGGGATGAGTTGTCGAAGGCGACCGGCAAGACCGTCAAGCAACTGAAGGCGCTCAGCGACGAGGAACAGTTCAAGCTGTTCCGCCAGTTCCCCGACATGGCCGACGCGATGACCCGGCGCATGTTCACCCTCGGTGGCTCGTTCGAGATTTTCAAGGACTCGATCGGCGTCTCGCTGGCCGAAGGGCTGGTGCCGTTCTTCGCGCAGGTTCAGCTCATCCTGACCGACCCGGCGATCATGGCGGCGCTCGACACGCTCATCTCCACGTTCGCTGATCTTGCCTCGATGGTCTTGGAGTCGCTCGCCCCCGTGCTGCCCATGCTCATCAACTCGTTCCAGCACATCGTCGTGGCGCTCATGCCCGCCGCGCCGGCCATCGGCAACCTCGCCCAGATGTTCGCCTTGGCAATGGTCAGCCTGGCCCCACTCATCGCGTCGCTGGCTGAGTTCCTGACGTGGATCACCACACTGTTTCTGAAACTGGACCCTGGGCTGGTGGGGGCGATCACTGCCGCACTGCTTGCGCTATGGATCGTCGGTTTCAGCCCGATCTCTTGGATTGTTATTGCCGTCGTCGCCCTCGCCGTTCTGATCCAGCAGAACTGGGACTTGATCGTCCAATACACCACCATGATGGTCGACGCCGTCGTCGGGGCGTGGAACTTGTTG